GGGAGAAATAGCCATAGGTTTATAGCATGACAAGGTAATAGTTATGGGGAAAAATAGTTTAGTAAGTTTGTTGTTAGTTATTTGTAAGAATTGATTAAAGCATAATAACATATAGGATAGGATAGGTTAATGGGATAGGTTAATGGGATAGGGAATTGATTATATTTGTGTGTGACAGAAACCAATTTAATGTCAATCAAGCTCCCCTCATTATCAGTTTATCCAGTATATTCTTATATTTAGAAAATAGTGCAAACTAATTACATAAACTGGAAAGTGATCGTTCTTGTACTAAATTATAGAAATTGGAATGAAGTTCTTGCAGATTATAGAAATTGGAATGAAGTTCTTCCAACTTCTGGAATATGTGAGGGGTATGGCTTGTCGAAAGGCTAACGAAGATGGAATACTAAAGATATAAACCCCTTATATTTTTACTGTTTTCTAAAAAATCAGATTAAAATAAAGGTAATAGTAGGGTAATAAAGAGTAATAGGAAGATTAATAACAAGTGTATTGTAGTGACTTAAAATAGCACAAAGAGACTAATACTATACTCCCCCCTAAGTCTTCTCTATACGGTTTATACTGTTTTACCTGTTTTTGGGTGTTTTGCAGTAAAATAACTTGAAATCAGTATAATTGTGCTACTTTTTAGTACAAACTAATAAAACCCTCCAACTATTGTATGTCAGGGCATACACTTTTTACTAATTTTTGAAATTTTGAACGTACAATTATTGATTTCTTCAAAATTTTTTTCTCTTTTTTGTGTTGTTCAAAACTTTTAACTTAGTTGATTTTGTATTTACTATAAGAAGGAGGTTGTTTTATGCCTATAGCAAAATCAAGACTAATGAAGGTTCATAGAATTGGTACAAAGACTGCAAAAAGCTATAATTCTACAAATCCTATTGATCCTGTTATTGGAATGTACAAGCAATCGATTATACTTAGTACATTGAAGAGCTACAAAGGTAGGTTATCTTCTTGTGCTGTAGCTTTATCGGTTTCTCTTGCTACTATGCAGAAGTATATTAAATCTTCAAAAGTATTGCAGGAGTGTTTACTGTCGTTTGGTGAAGCTGAACTGGACAATGCTGAATTAAAACTGCAGGAACAAATAGACAAAGGTAATCTTACTGCTATTCAGTTTATGCTGAAGTGCAAGGGAAAAGATCGTGGTTGGACTGAGAAAACTGAGATGTCGATAGAGATGACTAAGCCGATTACGTTCAAATATACTGTTGTAAAGCCTAAAGAAGAGAAGTAAATGGGTAGATTGACTGGCAGACCAAAAGGTCGTCAAAAACCTTTTACTGGCAACAAAGTATCTCCAAACATCGCTATTACTGATGTATTTACTCAGAACAAACAGTCGAAAGCTATTGTACTTGCTAACAGAGGGGGAGCTCGTTCATCTAAATCCTATTCTATTATTCAATTATTAGTAGAAAGATTCTTCGGAATACCTGGACGACAAATACTGATGCTCAGAAAAACACTTCCCTCTTTACGAAAATCTACTTATAAAGATTGTATGGGGTATATAGAAAGGTTAGGACTTTCTGGTAGAATTCAAGAACACAAACAGGAGATGACTTTAGATTATGGGTCTTCTACTATTCAATTTGGTGCTTTAGATGATCCTTCAAAGATTAAATCTACTCAATGGAACGATATTTTTATGGAAGAAGCTACAGAATTTACTTATGAGGATTTTGTTATTCTTCGTACTCGACTGTCTGCTCCCATTGATAAGAAGATTCCGAATCAACTTTATTTAGCTTTTAATCCTGAAGATGAATATCATTGGATCAAAACTAAAGTAATTGAAGAGATGAACGATGTTCAAGAAATCGTTTCTAACTATAAATTTAACCCATTTTTAACTCCTGACTATATCAAAGTGTTACTCGATCTTGAACAACAAGATCCAAACTTCTATAGAATTTATACATTAGGAGAGTGGGGAAAACTTGATAATCAAATCTACAGTAATTGGGGAAAAATTGATTACTGGGTTGTTAATCCTGATGAGACTATCTTTGGTGTAGACTTTGGTTTCAACAATCCTTCTACTCTTGTTAAAGTTGCAATTAAAGATATGAATGCTTGGGTTGAGGAATTAATTTATAAACCCGGTCTTACTAACCCTGAATTCATTTCCGAAGTTTCAAAACAGTTGACTAATGATGAAAAGAAGAGATGCTACGTTTTTGCTGATTCTGCAGAACCAGACAGGATAAAAGAGTTTGAAGACGCTGGTTTTGCAATTGTAGCAGCAGAAAAAGATATTCATGATGGAATCGACACGGTGAGACGCTATAAGTTGAACATTATGGAATCTTCAACAAATATTTTAAAGGAAATTCGTTCATACTCTTGGAAAAAAGACCGAAAGACCGAACGAATTCTTGATGACCCAATTAAATTTAATAATCATGCTATGGATGCTTTACGTTATGCACTTCATACCTACACAAAAGAGTATTGTAATTTTGGTCCAACTGTAAGGTTTATTTAATTGGCATGGAGTTTGCTAATTATATATATTTCCATTAATAGTAAGGAGGTTTTATGATAGATGCAACGCCAAGGCATTTATTAATTTGGGGGAATTTAAACGAGAGAGAAAAAAAAGAGGTCATCACAAAATTTAAAGGTTTTAAATTTGACATTATGGATGAGACTATTAAAGACTACATTCTAAAGAAGTACGAAGACAAACTAAAAGTAACAACGAAAGTGATTACAAAATAATGCCTTCACAAATTTGGGATATGATTATGTGGTGTGGTATTTTGGTCGTTGGAATTAGTAGTGTGGGATTTTGGGTCCAACGCATTATTAAATTTCTAACAGATGACATGGAAAAGAAAGAAATAAAAACCGATGAATAGATTGGACAAACTGCGGGTCACCGCCAACGTAGTGAAGTCTGGTGCAGGTTGGGATGCAATTTTTTTAAAAAATCTCCAAATGCCCCAAGGTGATGATGTTCTAACCGATCCCTATTACAAATCCGATTTAGTCTACGTCTGTATTTCAACAACTGCTAAGGCAATCGCCCAGGTGCCATTAACAGTCGTTACAAAGAAAGGCAAGGATTGGATCAGGGTTGAGGATAGGGACCCACTCCAACAATTGTTGGACAAACCAAATACGGTTAATCCAACTTCTTTTGACTTCATTAGCACAGTGATCAGCCAACTCTTATTGAATGGTCATGTTTTCTTGTTGCCTTTTCCTCCTGGTTCTAAGCAGTACACGGCTTTATGGGTTATTCCAAAGCCTGCAATGTCTCCAGTTGTGAGTGAGTCAACAGGTCAATTAGAGGGCTGGCTTTATAAACCGAAGCAGGAACGTAAAGGTATCCCGTTAACTGTTGATGAAGTAGCTTCGATTAAGTTCTTTAATCCTAAAGATCCATTTATTGGGATGGCTCCAATTGAAGCTGGAAGAATACCTGTACGGACGGAGTATAAGTTAGGCATTTATAACGAGAGGTTTTTTGACGAAGGTGCCGTTCCTGGTGGTATTCTGTCAAGTGAAAATAGAATTAACGACAGTCAGTTTGAACGAATTGTAAAACAGTTTGAGGATAAGCACAAAGGTTTCCAACAAGGTCATAGATTGGCAATTTTGGACAATGGTTTGAAATTCACGCAAACAGGGTTGTCCCAAAAAGACATGATGTTTCCTGAATTGAAAAAGATGAATCGGGAAGCTATTTTGCAGATTTTTGGCATGAAGAAAGTGGTCGTTTCCGTTACTGATGATTTGAATTTTGCTACTGCTAAGACTGAACGGAAAGAGTGGTGGCAGGGGACAAACTTACCTTTAATGGGGATGATTGAAACTGCTTTGACAGCGGTAATCTTCAAAAATGATTTAGAACACAAAATTATTTTTGACATTTCTAATGTTGAAGCATTGCATGAAGATTTTAAGGATAAAGTAGACACAGGTGACAAGTTATTCAAAATGGGGTTTGCTGCAAACGAGATTAACGCACGTTTACAGTTAGGTTTTGATTCAAAACCCTGGAGGAATTTCTGGTATGTTCCTTCTAATACGGTCAAAGTGTTGAAAGACGGAACAATAGAAATGTTTGGTGTAAATCCTGCGTTACCACCCCCTGTAAATTCTCCTAAACCTCCAGAACCTGAGAATCCAGAAGAAGAGAATCCAGAAGAGGAAGCTGATAAACCTAAAGCTATTGAGTATAAAGGTTTTACGGATAATGAGGAAGAGCAGGCGGGAATTCGTTGGAGAGAGATAATGGCAGGTGCTGAATTGATTCAATGGGAATTTGAATCAAAGGTAAGGAGAGTTTTCTTTGACATGAGAAAGAAAACCCTCAAACTTTTAAACATCAAAGCTGTAAAAGATGTTGAATCTGAAGAATTTTTAGATGAGAAGAAAAATTTAATATCTTTTACAGTTCCGATATATGAAAAAGCATTACGTTATGGTGCTGAAACTTTGGTCGCAGAAATAAACATAGGATTATCGTTTAATTTAAATGATCCTCAAGTTATCTATTATTTAACTAACGCACCGTTGAAACTCACAAGGGTAGTCGATACGATTAAAGAGGATGTAAGGAAACAGCTGAT